TGACGTACCCTACAACAAAAAGAAAGACCTTGAGTACAAGATTGCGGAACACTTCGTTGAAGCGATGGATCTCTACAATGAACTCCTCGCTTCGGGTATTGCGAAGGAGTGTGCGAGATTTGTTCTCCCTCTAGCAACACCTACAAGATTGTATATGACAGGAACAGTTCGTTCTTGGATACATTACATACAACTAAGGGGTGGACATGGTACACAGAAAGAGCATATGGATATTGCTCATGCCATTGAAGACATCTTCATCAAAGAATTTCCTATCACATCTGAAGCATTGGAGTTTTAACATGCCTATTTACCCAGTAATAAATAAAAATACCCAAGAGAAACAAGAACTCCATATGAGTTTAAAAGATTATGAGCAGTGGAGAGAAGACAATCCCGAATGGGATAAAGACTGGTCTGCAGGAACTGGTGGTGTTACCTATGGTACTCCTAAGATGGAAGATGGATTCAAAGAAGTGATGTCTAAGGTTCAAGAGAATCATCCTACTGCTAATCTTTCGAGGTTTACATAATGCCAAGAGCGAGAAAGAAAATGAATGGAAATGGTCAGAACGGAGGACCTATCCAACCTATGTCTAAGAAGATGATGAAACGTAAGAAACCCATCGACAAATCTTACATGACACCCATCGAACCTATCACTGAGAATCAGAAGACAGCGTTCGCAGAGTATCAACGTGGGCAAAATTTATTATTACATGGAGCAGCAGGAACAGGTAAGACATTTATTTCATTGTATCTCGCACTCCAAGAGGTACTTGACGAATCCACACAATATGATAAAATAGTAATCGTAAGGTCATTAGTTCCTACTAGAGAGATTGGTTTCCTACCAGGTGACCATGAAGATAAATCTTATCTCTATCAGATACCATATAAAAATATGGTAAGGTATATGTTTAGTATGCCTGATGACAATTCATTTGAGATGTTATACGACAATCTCAGATCTCAAGACACTATAGATTTCTGGTCTACCAGTTTCATTCGTGGTGTCACTCTTGATAATACTATCGTTATTGTAGATGAGTTCAGTAATTTAAACTTTCATGAACTCGACTCTATGATTACAAGGATAGGTGAAGATTCTAAGATTGTTTTCTGTGGAGACATAGCACAGTCAGATTTAACAAAAGAGTATGAGAAGTCTGGCATCTCAGATTTTATTAGAATCATTAACGAAATGAAAGAGTTCACATGTGTCGAATTTGATATTGGTGACATCGTTCGCTCTGGATTAGTTAAGTCGTATCTAATTGCGAAATATAATCTAGGATTTTCTTAATGACTTTTACATTTATTGATGTTGATCTCGAACCCCTTGAGGTCGAACCTGTGAATAAAGATGGTGTTAGGTTTTATAAACTACCTAAAACTGATAAATATTACCCAAGCGTCACCTCAATCACATCGTTTAAGAACGCTGCTTTCTTCTCAAAGTGGAGAAAGAAAATTGGTGAAGACGAGGCGAATCGTATTACTGCAAGGGCAACACAGAGAGGAACTGCGTTTCATAGTATCGCAGAAGATTACATCAATGGTGAACTGGATCTCGACAAGTACTTGGATAATAATCCATTATCTGTTAGAATGTTTCAGTCCGCAAAAGATACTCTCAATCGAATAGACAATATACATTGTTTAGAAGCATTTCTTTACTCACACTACCTTGGTTTAGCAGGTCGTGTTGATTGTATAGCAGAGTTCGACGGTGAGTTGGCAGTAATTGATTTTAAAACGTCCACTAAAGAAAAGAAAGAGGAACACATCGAAAACTATTTTGTACAAGAAACTGCATACGCAGCGATGTTCCTTGAACGCACTGGAATTGAGGTCAAGAAAATTGTCACACTTATCGCAACAGAAGAGGGATCTATACAAATCTTTCAGAAGCACAATCTTGATGACTATTTACAACTACTTAAATCCTACATTGAGGAATTTGTTAGGGGAAAAGTTAATGCCTAAAGATGCTAAGAAAGGTCAAGACGATAACTTCCTGACACCAACTAAGTTCTCTCAAGAGATTGAAAGATTAGTCAAAGCAAGTAACGGATTGATCACTTACATTGAAGCAATCGTTACCTACTGCCAAGAGAATGAGGTTGAGTTAGAAACTGTACCTAAGTTAGTTTCTAAACCATTAAAAGAACGTCTCCGTCATGAAGCACAGAGACTAAACTACATGAAGAAATCTTCCAAAGGAGTTCTACCACTGTGACAGGATTTGAAGTGTATAAAATGTATCTTGCATTGAAACAACACTTCACTAAAGAAAAGTACGACTACCACAAGTATCGTGGTAAGGTTCGTGCAAGTGAAGATGCCTTTGAACAACGACACGATCGTTACTTTTTTAAGAAATTAGCAACTAAGTATTCACAACAAGAAATTGTAGATTACTTCGTTGCTAATTTTATATTTGATCCTAAAGGTTATATAAAATCATTTAATGATGATGTTTATAGGAACTGGAAGGTCAATCAAGAATCTTTCTCTTATAAATTTAAGGAAGATGTATGTTTACTATTGGATGAGTATGATTATCCCTATCAAGATTATTTTGATAGAGTATTTTCTATTAAACATGGTAAGCATCCTAAACTATTAAAGTCTTATCTTGCAGGAGAGGTTTCATTAGAAACTCTTGTAGTATTTGAAACTTGTTTAGGATTTGTAAAAGATTTTGATAGAGTTTTAACTGATCCTATATGGAAAGAAGTTAGAATGAAAATTATTAAATACCAACCCTTTATATCATTAGATTGTAATGTTTATAGAGGAACTATTTTAGACACAATAGCAACAAAAGTATGACAGAATTTTTTCAATCAGAACAAGTACAAGAAGACCTTAGAGATATATTTACAACGTATCAAACTCTTGCATCTATGACAGCAAGGATACAGTTTGAACCTAAAGAAACACGTG